GACTTGCTGTAGCGGTCGCCGCGGGCGTCAATGCACATTGCGCTCATGTAAATCGTCCATCGGTGAGGGATGCCGCACACGGCCTGGCCAATCTTCCCCGGCGCGATGTTCTTCAGCGATTTGTAATTAATCATGCCCTGGCGGCCGCTGGGGTCGATGTTGACCACGGCGACGTGGTTGGAGGCGAGCAGCGAGCGGCACGACCGGGCGATACGTGCCTGCAGGTTATGCGGCTTGCGTTTTTTCATAATGCCTCCGCCAGTTTTCGCAGCGCTTTACGCTCGGCCCTGGTGATTGGCGGCTTGCGGCGCTTGAGGATGGTTGCGGGATCGATCATTTCCGAACGCTTGGCTGGCTCCGGATTGATTGCCGGGCTATCGCCGATGGTGTATTTACCGCCAGCGGCCAGGTGCAGTTTTACCTGGCTGGAAAGCTCCAGCGCTTTCTCGCGCCGGAACTCGATGTCTGATCTGAGGTTGCTAATCATGCTGCCGCCTTGGCCAGCGTCACCCCGGCCATGCTGAAGGTTGATCCCTGCGCCTCGACCATCGCGTCGAGCGCTTCCCAATTGACCGAAAGGACGCTGATTGGCGCTTGGCCATATGCTACGGCTTTCACCAGGGCCTCAAAGTCAGTCACGTTTGCCTGTAGCACTATGTGCTCAAGCGCGCTGCTCATTACCGGCTTTGCGGCCTGGGTGACTGGTTTTGCCGTCTGGACCGGCGCGGTGCGGACGGGGTCTTGTGTTGCCACCTTCTCTACGACCGGCTCCGGCTTGATAGCCGCCAGGCGCTCAGCCTCCTTCCCTTCAGCAAGACGCTTTTGTGTGGCTTTCTCTTCTTCGGCTTTCTGGTGTTCGGCGATCCGGAATTTGATCAGGGTCACCAGGTCTTCATTTGCTTTGGTCACCAACTGCTGCACGTCGCTGAACAGAAAGGCATGATCAATGGCGAGTTCAGCCAAACTGGTGAGATTCAGGCGAATGCTGTCCGCTGCTTGACTTGCGTCGATCTTCGCCCGGGCCAGCTCGGTATCTACTGCGTCCTGGAGGCTGGCGATGGTGCGCTTGTTCTTCATGGCGCCGGCGAAGTCCGAAGCGACATGAGGCAGCGTGACTTTGCCGAGGGTCTTGTTGATTGCGGCGATGTGGTCCGCCAGGGCGAGTTCCGCCTTTTGCTTGATGGCGGTCTTCACCAGCAGCTCTTGAGCCTTGACCAGCTTGTCGACTTTAAGGCGAGTCTCGCGAGCATGGGCACTAATGCGATCCAATGACGAAAACAGCTCGTCGATGCTTTGGGTCTGCGACAGGGCCTGCTTCTTGGCGGCCGCGACAGCCTCCTCAACGTCGCCACACCACTTGACTGCCTTCTTCGCATCGGCGAAGTCCTGGTCGGTGGAGAGCGTGGTTTTCACCGAGTCGATGACGGCCAGAGCCGAATCTTCAAACACCTTCAGGTTGCTGGCGGTAACCATGCCGGTCAGCTCGATGCGCAGGGCTGGCAGCTCGTCAGGTGCCTTGCCGACGACGATTGAAGGCGCGTCGGCCATCTCGAAGTGGGCCAAGTCTGCCTCGAACTGTTTCCAGCCTTCGATCAACTGGGCCGCGCGCCCGGCGACGGGCCGGTACTCCATGTGCACGAAGTTCTCCGGCGTGCCGTCCGAGCAAACAAAGATGACCCGCTCAGCGCCGCTCACCAGCAGTTGCTGCTCAAGCTGCCAGTAATAGTGCGGAGCCAGGTCGCCGGCCCTCACCTGGGCCACGACCGACTCATTCCAAAGTTTGTGCTCGAACAGTGTCTCGCCGAGCATCGTGGCGCCGTCCATGGAGGCGAGCAGGTTGCCCTCCGTGGCGACGATCGGATACAGCTCTTCGCCGATCAACGCTTCAGTCAGTGGGCGGGCTAGGGCTTCAGTAGCGTGGCCTTTATCAAAGATAAACTGCTGAGATGGTGTGACTTCCGGCGTGATGCCGGTCTTCTTGGCGGTCAGCAGGTCGGTGCGGGATTGGTATTTTGAGGCGCCCATCATTGCTGGGGCTTCAGACGCGGTGAAGTGCTGGGCGCGAAGGGCAAGCCACTCGGCGGAGCCTTGAGCTACGTTGTGAATTTTCATGCTGCGTCTCCATCGAGGGCTTTGAGGTTGGTGATTTTTTCAATCTGCGCCGGGCTCAGCGTGTACTTGCTGCTGATCGTCGCAATGAGGTGTTCAGGGCTGGTGCGGTTCGAGTCGATAAGTGGCTGCCACTTCACAATGTTCTCGGTCAGCAGTTCGTCGGAGTAGGCTGGCAGCGCTTCCGGTTCAGGCTCGACTTGCTGTCGTAGGCTGACATCGCGCGCCGGCTCCTCGAATGCTTTGCCTTCCATCTCGTCGGCAGTTGGCGCTGATCCGACTTCAGGGAATGCTTTGCGCAGTGCCTGCGCCTCGGCGCACTTGGCCAGCTGGGCAAATGCTCGACGCTTCCACATGGCATTGGGCGCCGCGGTGTCCTTGCTCGACGTAGCGTAGTTCTCAAGCCAGCGCTCGTTGGCGGTGTACTCGGCCACTAGCCCGTTGCTCATCTGCCGCTTGACGGTCACTCGGCACCACTCGGGATACGTGACCTCTACGCCGCTCAGCTTCGCCGTTACTGGAGGGCCATATTCAGGCTCGCTGATTCCGGCGTACTGGCCGGTGCGTGCCGCCTGAATGCGGTACAGGCCGATGCCGGGCATCACCGTGTCCTGCATCTTTTTTGTCTTCGAGTTCCAGATCGGGACGATGTGCACTGGCTTCAACATTGGGTCCAGGTGCGCGGCCTGGCAGTAGGCCAGGACCATCACAACAGAGTTCTTTTCTGCGCCGGGGTAGAGGCTGCTACTCAGCACCTCAACGAGAGCGGCCTCGGACATCGCAGGCGTATTGTCGTCCTGCTTCATTACTGCGGACATAGAGAATCCTTGCCGCGATGTTCGCAGCGATTGAAGGTATTGGTTATTGAGTGATTCGATCAGCGAGAGCGCTGAGCAACATAAGGAAGGTGAATAGGGCGAGAACAGGTAAGGCGGCGCGCCAGATGAGCATGCGCCGGGTGCGCTGGCGGGTGGTCATGGCCAGGGCCTCAACTGCTGCAGCACCAATTCGTGGAGCGCCTTACCGTTTCGGCTCAGGCGTTGCCCGCGCAACTGCCATTTTTTCGTGCTGGGCCAGCAATCGATCATTCTCCCATCGGGAAGGGTCAGCACGACGTGGTAGCCGTTGTTGTGCTTCTTGTGTGCGATTCCGGTACGGGCCAGCCAGCCGTCAAAGCGCTGCATGGCTTCGGCCTTCATGCGCTTCTTGTGACCTTCGGGGTTGGGCTCGCCGCCTTCACCGCCACAATTACGGCAGCAGCGTGGATAGCCAACGTCTTCGCCGATGAACTGGCAGCAGCTCATGCAGTGGTTGCCGTTCTCTATGTTGTCTTCGAAGAAGCTCACGGCCGGACCCTCACCGCAATCCGGCCACCCTTCATGGTTGGCGCCAGACGCTTAGGCAGATCCCGCACCAGGTCTTCACGCTTGCGGCCGATGAGCTCGTTGAAGGGAAGGCCGAAGCCCAGGATGGCAATGCGGCGCTCGATGTCGTCGAGCTGCTCGTCAATCAACGATTTAACCGGTGCGGTGGTCATGCAGCCTCCTTGCGCTGCCTGGTGATTTTCAGCAGGCGCTGGCAGTAGTGGTTGAATTCTTCGACGGTGATCGCGTCGCCGGTGAGCATGTTGGTGATCATCCGCACCACGACGGCTTGGGCGCCGGGCTCGCTGCTGGGATGCTCAAGTGCTTCAAGTGCCTCATCGATCAGGATGTGCGGACTCATAGGTCGGCATCCACATCGTCTTCGCGCTCTTCCCGTTCTGCTGCTACTGCGTCTTCGGCATACGGTCTCAGCAGCGCTACAGCGATCTTCTCGACCGCTTCAATCGGGCGTTGATGGCCCAGCAGGTCGGCTGCGTGAGCCCGGGCATCGCTCTGGCTGCCGAGCATCGCCGACAGCAGTAGGCGGGCAAACGAATCACGCTCGTCCAGGCCGTCGATCTGACGCTGGTTCAGGAAGCCCTGCAGGGCCGTGCAGAACCGGTCGAACGTCACCACCTGCGGCTGGCCGAAGCGGCGCTTCCACTTGATGTCGACGCCGCACACCAGGCGCTCTGCCGAATGCTCAAGCCAGTCCGTCACCTCGTCGCTCTCGCTGACCTCTGGAGGCAACTGAGCGTCGTAACGCTCCTGGCATATCTTCAATGCTGCGTTCATGGGCGCCTCCAAAGTGGCGGGTTGTTCACCTGAATTCGTCAACACTCATGCGTCCCGATGGTTAACGATGGGCGCGGGGGTGAGTGCTGACGGGTAGAGGCGAGAAGGGTGGGGCCGATCTTTCCCGGCTGTCATTTGCAGGTTATGGTTTGACGGCCCACTGGCACAGCGCTGTACCTGCATTGGCGTTTGAACTGCATGACGTTTGTCTTCCTTTGCTCTCGCGCTGGCTGGCGGTACTCAGTTCACACTCCGATGCGGCCTCCTGCTACGGGCCATTGTTTGTTACCTGCGGAGGATATAGCGGCTCGATGCTATGAGCGCGATAGCTATTAACTTCGACTATCTAGGCATAATCTGAATCCGTCCCCATCTTCAGCGAGTGCAAAATCATGGTTTGTTTTAATTGCTCGCGGTCACCAAGTGACCCTCTCTTCGAAACCGCTCGCTTAAAACGGAGCGGGCCGTCAATACGTGAGCAATTAAGAGATGGATTACCGATGGTTTGCACCGAGTGCGCGGAGAGGTGGGTAAAGTGGACGCTTATTTCGAATACTTCACTCGAATGCTGGCAGCGAGTGAAATCTTGAGATAATTGTCCAACCTGACTTCACAGAGGGCGGCGTCTATCGGTTGTTTTCCCGATGGCCACCGCTCCGAATGGGCATCAGTGAAAAGCTCCGTCATGCTGCTTTCAGTTCTTTGATCCACTTGTCCCGCGCCTGGGCATCCCGAACGTATTCATTTGCCCGGCACTCAGCTTTCAACTTGCCGACCCAGTCGCCGGCCGCTTTGCACTTCGCTGCCTCTGATCTCGCCGCCACAGCGTGAGCCCTGAAGCTCTTTGCCTCGGCCCGGAAGCGGGGGATGTCTTCTTTCGTCAGCATCTTGGAGTCTCCGTTGATTTTCCGGATGACCCTGTCGCCAAGGTCATCGAGGAAATCTGTTGTCTCCACCACGCGCATCGCCCGATTCATATCTCTGGCCGGCGTCACACATTTCGTGGACGGTGTTCTTCGCCGACCGGCTTGCGTGGTTTCGCGTACTCGCATCTGGTGAGCACGGCCAGTTCCAGAGCTGGCGTGGAGATCGAATTTATTGCTCGCGCTATGCCCATTGCTGGGGATCGATCTGCGAGGTTCCCGTGTTGTTAAAGAGCGGCGGGCTGTGAGGCCCTGGCGAGTCCCTGTTGGGTGACTCGATGGAGTGAACAATACCGCCGGTATTCTTAATGGTCAATACCGCCGGTCATGTATTTTTCTCCAGGCACAAAAAAACCCGCTCGGTGGCGGGCTGCTTGTTGGCGCTTTGGGTCAGTCTGGTTCCTGGGCTCTGAGCCTGGCCAAGGCCTGTTTGATGTGCCCTGCATTCTCGCCGATGGTTTCCAGGGCGCCGCGGACATTCTGGTCTACATGATGGCCTCCGTGGCTAGCCGTCCACAACGACAGCTCCATGATGGCTGCCTCAAGGGCGAGTTGGTTCTCATAGAGGCGTTCGAGCATATCGGGGAGGGAGTAGGGCGCAGGCATTGAAATGGCTCCAGGGCAGGGAGCGGAAAGGATAGCAGGAGCGTAGAAACGAGAAGCCCGGCGCTGGGCCGGGCTTGCTATTAAAATTTATTAGGCTTCATAGCATTTCTCCAAATTGAATTCGGTATGCCACAGGAAATCTTAATTTTAATTTGGTTTCATCTAATCACCTCTTTTGGCCATCCTTGGTCTAGATCCATAGTCGCTCCGGAGCGTTCAAAAAATCAAGGCCTTCATCGATTTTTTACGTTATGAGCCGTCGAGCATTTTTGCTACTGGTTGAGGGTTTTTAAGTCTGCATCCGTGTGTTCCGCTCCCTTCAGCAGGTTAGCGGGAGCTACCTCCACATGATCTTGGTCCTGCCCATGTGGTTCGCAACCCCTAGTGCTGTAGTTATCAGAGGCTCCGATGTCATTTTTAGAAGGCACCTGAGCATCAATTTGAGCCGACTCGGATTCTTCTTCCATTTCCGCCACCTCTACCAGGTCAGAGTCGTCCATTTCGTCTAGGCTTAGGGTGCCTTTAACTATGACAAAATCTCTACCGTAAATATCTTTGAATGCAGATTTGAATTGGTCAGTTTTTCTGAACCAACGAAACAAAGGCCATTCAGTGTAGTTAACCTCTGACACCTCTTCGCTGTTTCCGATTTTTCTCATTAGGTCCGCCGCGTCGTCATACTTGTCAGTTAATACTAGGCTGGCGAGTTTGAATTTGCTAGAGAGTGGAGAGAAATCTATGGTGTCAAGAAGTTTATTTAATTCTTTTAGTTTTTCCTGGCCTTTGAATGATATTGCTAAATTAATGGTCATATAAAGGCTGCTTTCGGCATTGACTTTTTTGAATGCCTTCTCAGTCGTCAAACTTAACATTTTCTCAGCAAGTTTGTAGTCATGCTGAATAAGTAAGTCATAACATATTTCTATATATGATCCTTCAGCATCCTCAAGTTCAGATGGCAATAGCTTTCGCCAAAGAACTTGCACTAACTTAAGCCCGATTTCGGCTACACAGTTGCACGCATTTCTATAGTATTCAGGTGTTATATTTAATCGAGTGCCAGGGATAGTCGTAGGGTCAACTTTTATTTCGTATTTTTTGCATGTATCAATATAATGCGCACTAGCTCGCCCATCAGCGTGCACTAATAGGTTCCGCCTCTCGGTCAATTCGACAAAATCCTTCCACGAGGGTAGGTTTGTAAGCTTTACATCAAGCCTTTTAGACAGCCACTCGAATTGCGCTATGTGGCTATCGCGAAGTAGAGTTTCAATCTCCTTGTCAATTATAAACTCTCTAGCATTCTCTATGCTTCCGAACTGCATGAGCTCTGTGAATGTTATCTGCCTGGTACATGAGTTCAAAATTTCGGGCTTTGCTTTGTAAACATTTCTAAGAGTTCGTGACAAAAACGCGTCGAAGAGGCTTACGACCGACACTACTGCCATTTTCGGAAGGCTGACAGAGAAAATCGCGAAATCGTCAAATGCGCGCTGTAAAATTGCGTGTCTTTTTGCAAAGCCTTCTTCGACAACATAGGTTTCTAATCGCCCTTGCTCATCGTAGGTTTTATCTTTAGCGTGAGACTCTATTAATTTGTCTAAATCTTTCTCTGTGCGGTCTGTGATTGTTCTGCAAGCATGAGCGAAAGTGGGTAGGACTCTCTTTCTGCTACTAATTTGACGAATGAACCAATTAGAGTCCTCGTCAAAACTATGGTCAACTTTCCCTGTTTCGCTCATTCCGTTTAGCTCCTGCCTTGTGTCTATAGTTATGGTTGGAATTGGTATAGATCGTAAAATTTAAACCGAATGTTGCTCGACACCTTCGCAATTGAGCTGAGCGCAACCGTATATCACTTGTGATCGCTTACCGCAATGGCTTTTGGCTATCATCTCAAGCCGTCACGATGACGCAACGCACACCCAAGCCAGAGCTGATTACGCGCTTGATACCTGATGAGCTGCAGCTGAAACCACGTCGAAGTGGTCGGGAGTCAGCATTAAGAAGTCCAACGCGGCCTAGACTCAAAACTTGCTCCAGTAGCTCTGCTCTCGTCATGCAGTCATTTACGCTTTTCCGCAGTCCGGCTTATCTGGCCCGCCTGTACCTCATTCGCATAACCAGCCACTTTGTCCTCAGTCTCCTGAAGGCTCATTGCTATTTCATCAGCTCCATGGCGCCTTGCTCGTCGCCGCCAGCCATCATTCGCTTGGAAACGACATACAAGTCCACCCCCCGCCCATTTAAGCAGAGCCGCAGCCTCTTTCAGGTCGCGCCGCAGCTGCTGGTTGGGTTTGGTGAGGGACATATAGGCTCCTAAAGCATTCCCCCACGCCAAACAACGCGCCCGATGATGCGGACCTCGTTTATCTCTCCGTCTCGCAGCGTCTCGTCGCCGTAGCGTGCCTTGTCGGGGTTGTCGCTTCGAATGATCCAGCCGTCGAAGTCAGACTTCACCAGGCGCTTTACGATGGTGCCTTTCGATTCGCTCTGCATGGCGAAGATCTGGCCGTCCTTCGGTTCCACCCTCGACTCATCTACCAGCAGCACATCACCGTCATTGATGGTGGGCTCCATGCTGTGGCCGTTCGCGTAGATCACGTCCAGGTGCTTCTGGTTGAGGTTGTTGGCGCGCAGCCAGGCCGACTTGAAGGCCATCACACCGCGGATCTCAACGTGTGGATTGTCGTCGCCGTCACCTGTTGAGCCGCGAGCCGTCAGTTGGAGGACGCCGGTGTAGCCAGGCTCATCCTTCAAATCGAAGCTGCGCGGGGGAGTGCGGCCATCAAACACCTGCTGAGCATCTCTAGCAGGAAGTGCCTGAGACATTTTTTCGATCTGGGCCGCGAGAGTGGGGCTTATCTCTGATACGGGAACGCCCAAGGCTCGCGCAAATACTACCGCCGCATTCACGCTCAGAGCAGTGCGGCCGTTCATGAAGTGGCTGACAGCGCCTTGCGTGACGCCATCACCCAGTTCGGCCGCAAGCTTTTCCTGGGTGAGCTTCAGCTCCCCGCGCTTGGCCTGGAACAGGGATTTCAGCCGGGCGCTGTCTTGCAGCTGCCATTCGGATAACGGAAGCCGTCGGGAGTCTTTTTTCATCTGCTGATGGTATTACCCACGGTATTTACTTAACCAATATCGCCGGTATTGACTATGAACAATACCGGCGGTCATACTTGTGGTGAAATCTACGTAGAGGACGCCGCAATGCGCCGAATCACACTCACCGAATTTGCCAAAGAACACGGCCATACCAAGGCCGCCCAGATGCTTGGTTGCACCCAGGGCGCGTTGAGTAAAGCGATCCGTGTCGGCCGCGATGTGTTCGTGACCCTTGAAGAGGACGGCAGCTTGTCGGCCCAAGAGCAGCGTCCGTTCCCATCTCAGAAATCAGCTGCATAACCCTTTCGAACAAC